GTTAGCTAAACCAGACCTTTTTTTCCCTGCCATTTATTATATATTATATATATATATTATATTATATAATGGGCGTTTGAAATGAGAAAAGGTGTAAAAAACGTTAACAATTTTAAATAATAATGTTTAACCACTGATTGTATATGTTGCAGCAGCTTTTTCCTTCTTTTCTTTAGCTTTTTGTTCTTGGTCTAAGAATTTTTGGTAATTAGCCTCCATTGTTTTTGGATTACTTGCACAACCTCTGTTAGTTATTTTAAGTTGAACAATTGATGTAAGTAATAATCCAGTATACATATACCACATAGATTCGCCAACATTATCTCTAGTAACAACTAGTTCAAATAAATCATTTTTCATTTTATCAGATTCTACACTTCCGGTTTGATATTTTTCTTTCATTAGAGGTGTTAGAATAGCCCAGTATTGGTCAAAATTGTTTGGAACTATTTGATTAATTAATATGGAAGTATTTCCGCATATTTTAATTATAGCATCAGCTGCAGTTTCGAGTGCTTCTTTCTTTTCAGGAGTCATATTTTTATCTTCTGTCAATTTCTTTTCTATATCTTTATTTATTAATAATTCAGTCAATAATTTAGTAGCAGGACCAGAGACATAATAATAACCAACAACATCAGCAAATGCACTTTTAAAACCTGGATAAATTGTTAAAATTAAAACAAGAACGCCAAAAATTAATATCCATGGTAAGAATGTTAAGATACCAGCAGCTCCCATATTTTCAGTAATATTTCCTCCACAATTACTAGCAATAATTGATGAATTTACCATAAATTGTATTAAAATAACTAATAATATGTATATAGCTAAATACATATAGCTATTGCTAATATAATTCTTATATTCTTGTTTATTTTGATAAAGGGTATAAGGTAAGGCTGGCTTTAAAGCCAAATAATAAAAAAGTGTTGTTAATAAAAATGTTAAAATATTTAAGTATGAATTAGACATATAGATAATATGTATAAATTAATTTAAAATTTTAACTATATTTATTATGAATTTCGGAGAACCAGCGCCTAAACCGATACTTACAGAACCAGGTGTTAAATATTTTTTAAATCAAGCTCTAAAACAATCACATATAATAAGAGAACAATTTCATAATACCGTTTTTAATATTGGGATGTTTATTTTTTTTCTAATTATTTTAGGGGGAATACTTGTTTATAAATATAAAGGAAAATTAACACCGGTTGAAGTAGCTAAAAAAAATAAGGAAAAACAACAATATGTATTGGAAAAAATTAAAAAATTTCAAGTAGCAAAACAAATAGCACAACAAGAATTAATTACTGGATTGCCACATTGGGAAAATGAATATTTATCTCGTAATTGATTATAGATATGTTTTTTATCTAAATTTAAATTATTAACTATAATATATATAATAATGTCAACAGAAGAAATACCTAGTATTAAAGATGCTTTGAATGACTACTTTAGATTGAAAGAAAAATTTGAACATGAAATAAATGTAAATAAACGAAAAATAATTAATAATCCAACATTAAGTAAAAGGGAAAAACGTGCAGAATATTTAAAATTAATGCCAAAATGTGTCAATTGTAAACGTCCATCTAGAAAAGGCACCATATTTTCTATAACATTTAATCCATCTAACGATAAAGATGATTCTTATAGAGTTTTTAAGTCACAATGTGGCAATTTAGCAGACCCGTGTAATCTTAATATTGAAATTAATTTAGGTTCCTTCGAAAACTTAGATAAATCAATTGCAGATATTAAAAATGAAATTGATGATGCAAAAAAAAATATAATTAATGATAAAAATAAATTATTGTTTGGTCTAATAACCACTGAAAGTGCTCTTAAAAATTTTGATAATAATAAATCTTATATTAATGATTTAACATCTATTTATGAAAGTTATATATCAAGTTGGAATAAAATTAATGATAATCCAGATAAAAAAAATGAGTTAGATGAAGCATTAGTGCAATCTTATGAAAATATTAATATTATAAAGGATTGTATAAAAAAAATGAATGAAAATAATGATAGTAACTTTGCTATTGAAGCGGCTACAATTTATCATACAACATTGCAACCATTATTAAATAAAATTAGACAACTTAAATACGGATTAAATTTAGTTTATAATGATAATTCAAATGATACTTGCAGATTAATTCAACGAAAAAATGCATTAGAAAATACATATATAGGAGGATATAATAATACTAAAGTAGTTGCTTTTGATGTTGGACTTAAGGCATTTAAAAAAAAACCTGGTGCATTTATTATCGAATCTGATAGCACATCACCGGAAGAAGAATTCGGACAAAAAGAATTAACTATTAAAATTCAAGAACCTGGTCAATCAAAACCAATTAGTGAAATTGATGATGAACCAATTATTGGTCAAGGTGTAGATGGAATTGACTGGCAGACTAAAGAATATAAAGATTTATGGATTAGATTACCACAAGCACTAAGAAATGAATTCAAATCTAATATAGATTGGATGAAAGAATTTATGCATAAATGTGTAAATGAGAGAATAAATCATGGTTCACAATGGAATGGTTGTAAATTAACAATACCACCAAATATTGTTATTCCACCAAGAAAAATGGAAAATGGTCAGTACGATTTTGGAGTTTCAATTTATAATAAAGCGTTTAGTAAATTGTCGGAATCGCTTAAAAATACATATCTTGCCTTTTATAATGAAGACACGCAAACAAAAGAAAAGAATTACAATATCTTAATAGATGCTATGAATGATTTAGTAGAAAAAGAAGTAAATTTCGGTAGAGGTTTTTTCTAATGTAATTATATATGATATTAAATTATATTTCAATACCAATTTTTCTTATTAGTTTTGCAGTTGGATTATTTTTTATATATATACTTGGTCCGGAGACGAAAACAGTTTATATTTATCCTAGTCCAGAAAATGTTGATAAAGTATTATTTAAGGATAAAGCTGAAAATTGTTTTTACTTTGAAGAAGAAACTATTGAATGTCCAAAAAATGAAAGTCTAATATCTAAAATACCTATACAAGCTTAGAATATTTATAATATAATAATATAAATGGGAATTAATCTTGGAAAGTTTGTTCATACTGAAACTGGAAAAATAATTATGTCTATTTTGTTGGGATTTGGTTTAGCTTCTTTATTTAGAACAGTATGTAAGGGCAATAATTGTATTTTATTTCGTGCACCACCTTTAGCTGATTTTAATGATAAGATTTATAAAAATAATGGAAAATGTATAAAATATGTTCCAGTTGCCACAAAGTGTACATTAAATGCTAAAACTGTAACATTTGAATAATTCTATCTTTAATAAAGATGGAGAAAAACATTGGTTATATATTTTAAAAATATATAATTTGCGTAATTATCGTAATCAATCAATATTTATAATAATTATGAGTGATTCAACAAGTATTTTAGATTTACCAACTGACCCCGTTGGAGGAGGAAGTATTGGTGGTAATATAGCTTTAACCGCTCAAGAAAATATTACACAACCTAATTCAGGAATGTCTTTAGACCAAACTACTATAAGTCAAATTGTTAATGGTTTACAACAAGCAACCTTATCTGGCGCAACCCAATTACCATCTAGAGATATTCCTATGAATACAAATAGTCTAGCAAGTGACCCACAAGTTATGCCAAATTATGTTCCGCAACCAATGCAAGATTATATTAGAAATAATGAACAGACTTCTGACATGATTAACAATTATAATACAAGCAAACAAACAAATAGTTCTTTAGATGATATGTATAATGAAATTCAGACACCATTATTATTAGCTGTATTATATTTTTTATTCCAATTACCATTTTTTAAGAAATTTTTATATTCATATATACCATTTTTATTTTCAAATGATGGTAATTTAAATATTAATGGTTATTTATTTACGAGTGTTTTATTTGGTATGTTATTCCATTTGTTAATGAAAACAACATCTTATTTCGGCACCTTTTAAATATATATAAATGATTTAAATGCATCTATATATATTTTAATTATTATTTAATGGTTAGCAATTTAATGGATACAATTGAGTCAACAAAAAATCATGTAATACGTATGATGCTTTTTGACAAAATAAAAACAGGTGACCCAATTATTGATACTTTTTTGACAACATTTATTTTAGGTCTATTTTCTTGGTTTATTAACTATATTTATGATACACAACTTTATTCACATTTTTACAAATTTTCAACAGATGACATTAAATCATTCTTTTTTAAAAAAAATACAATTATTATTGAAGGAAGAAAAAGTGCAGTAATGTCGTCATTTTCATATTCACAAAGTATTTCCGCAGCATATAGTGATAGATTTAAGGCAGTTTGGAATCATATTATTAAAAATATTGAAAATAACAAAACAATTTTTAGTATTAAAGAGAGTCATTCTAATTATCAATCATCTGTAAGTACTAATAATGAAGATAGAAGAAGAAATTCTGATTTATTCATGGTATATCAAAATAAGCATTTTTTAGTCGATGATTGTATTTATGCTAAGGCTGAATTAGAACAAGAATCTGATAAGGATGATAAGGGAAAATCAACTGTAAGAACTGATAAAATAACACTTTATATTTATTCATATAAATATTCAATGTCAGAATTAATGCAATATATAGATGATATTACTGAAAAGTATTTGATGTCTATTAAAAATAATCGTTCTAATAAAAGATTTATCTATTCACTTGATAAAGTTGACTTAAAAGAAGAAGATTCGCCTTTAGATTGCTGGAGAGAAGATATATTCGAAAGTGCTCGCACATTTAATAATATCTTTTTTGATGGTAAAAAACAATTAATTGATAAGATTACTTTCTTTTTAAATAATAAGGATTGGTATTATCAAAAAGGAATTCCTTACTCACTTGGTATAGGATTACACGGACCTCCTGGAACAGGTAAAACTTCTTTTATTAAAGCAATAGCAAATTACACAAATAGACATATTATAGTGATTTCTTTAAAACTAATAAAGACAAAGTCTCAGTTGGAAAAATTATTTTTCGAGAATACATATAATGATGATAATGAAAATAATTATATTTCATGGGATAAAAAAATTCTAGTATTTGAAGATATTGACTGTATAGGTGACATCATTTTGAATCGCGAAGAAAAAGAAAATAAAAATACAAATAAAAATAAAAATAACTCAAAAAAAATTAATAATAAAAAATTAAATAAAACAGATGATACTGTTAAAGTAGGAGATATTATCCAAACTATTTGTAAAATTAATGATTCAAGCAATATGATATCATCTTTATCAAAAGAAACACTAATAACTTTGGATGATATTTTAAATTTATGGGATGGTATTAGAGAGACACCAGGAAGAATTCTAATTATTTCTTCAAATCATTATCATAAATTAGACCCAGCATTAGTTAGACCTGGTAGAATTGATATTACTCATGAATTAAGTAATGCAAGTTATAATACTATTTCAGAAATGTATCTTCATTTATTTGGTAACTCAATAGATAAGATTAAGTTAACTAATATTAAAGAAAATTTTTATTCGCCAGCAGAATTGATAAATATATATGTTTCAAACAAAAATGAAGATGAATTTATGAATAGACTTTTGCAAAATAAGAAAATATAAATAATATAATTATTCGTTATAATAATTGAATTCATTTTGATTATAAATATATGATTGATGAATATGTTAATAAATTAATTGAAAATTTACCAGAGTCATCTAAAAAATTACAAAATATTGATTTAGTTTTAGATGGTGGTTTATTTAATGGAAGTTATTTGGTTGGAGCATTATATTTTTTAAAGGAAATGGAGAGAAGACAATATATTAAAATTGATAGAATATCAGGATGTAGTATTGGTTCTATAGTTGGATTTTTATATTATATAGATGCTTTTGATTTAATGCCTAAATTATATGAAACTTTTAATAATGAATTTAAAACTAATTTTACATTAAATACAATAAAACATTTAAAAACACTTTTAGTCGGAAGAATTCCTCATGATATTTGCACCAAAGTAAATGGTAAACTTTTTATATGTTATAATGATATTAAACGTAAGAAAAAAATAGTAAAATCAACTTACAAAAATGTAGATGAAATTATAGATACTATAATTAAATCATGTTATGTTCCTTTATTAATAGATAATAATGTTTTATATAAAAAAAAATACATTGATGGCATAAATGCTTTTATTTTTAATAAAGAAAGCAATAAAAAAATATTACATATGGAATTATTCAGTTATGATAAAATTTTTAATGCAATTAATATC